TGGGAAAAATCTTTTTAGCTTTGCTAATGGTTGGGGATATACTTACTGTCATTATTGTGGACAGAGGTTAGATTGGAGTGATAACCTTGAACGCTAAAAAGTACCTTAATCGTGTAAGGTTTGCTGATAGGTTGATTAATGTTAAGGATAAGGAATTACATAGGTTAAGGCTAAGCATAACACAGATGAGCCCACAAACAAACGGTGACCGTGTTAAGTCCTCAAACACAACTGACTTTACACAAACAGTTGACAAGATAGTGGATTTGCAAAATGAAATCAATAGTGAAATTGATGACCTTATTTGTATGAAAAATGATGTTAGAAGTAAAATCAATGGTCTTGATGATGCAATTTACATATTGGTTCTAACAGAATATTACCTTAATTGTGAAACCTTTGAGAAAACTGCCGAAACTATTGGTTGTTCTGATAGATGGATTAGAGCATTACATGGAAGAGCATTACAAGCCTTTAGAAAAAAATACAATATGGATTAAGTAGTTCCTATCAGTTCCTATTAATTCCTATTCTTAAGTGCTATAATGATATTATGGAAAACCGAAAGAGATAGATAAGATTGCAAGAATGATTTTCACTTCTACTATTCCTCTTGTAAAAAATTCAGCATTGCCCACCTAATCACAGGTGGGTTTTGTTGTATATGAAATTTTGAAAGGTGGTGTTATCATGAATGATAAGCTAAACGCAAGACAAAAGAAATTTGCTGAATATTATGTACAGAGTGGTAATGCCACAGAAAGTGCAATAAAAGCAGGATATTCAAAAAAATATGCAAACACTAATGCATCAAAACTACTACAAAATACTACAATATTACAGTACATCAAAGAAATTTCCGACAAGCTGAAAGATGAAAGAATAATGTGTGCAAAAGACAGACAGGTAACATTATCTGATATTGCAAGAAACGATGAAGAAGAAACATCTGACAGAATCAAGGCTATTGATACCCTTAACAAAATGACAGGTGAATATACCCTAAAAGTTAATGCAAATGTTGGTGCAGAAGTTTCTAAACTTGATGACCTGATTAGGCAAATGAGTGTTGATGATGAGTAATTTATTACTTTCTCAAAAGTATAAAGATTTCATCAAATGTAAAGCACCTGTTGAGTTCCTTGAAGGTACTACTGCTGCAGGAAAAACAACGGTAGGTATCTTTAAATTTTTTCTAAAGGTTGCACAGAGTAATAAGAAATATCATATCATTGCCTCAAAAGACACAGGTACTGCTGAAAAGAATATTATTAATAAGGACCTTGGTGTTGTTGATGACTTTGGTGTTCTTACAGAGTACAACGGTAATGGCACAAAGGATGAAAAGATACCACACATCCTGTTTCATACAAACAAGGGAAATAAGATTGTGTATGTTATGGGTTATGGTGATAAGAAAAAGTGGCAGAAGGCTCTGGGTGGTCAGTATGGTTGCTTGTATATTGATGAAATCAATACAGCAGATATAGACTTTGTGAGAGAAGCAAGTATGCGTTGTGACTACTTTATGGCTACTCTTAATCCTGATGACCCTAATTTACCTGTGTATAAGGAGTACATTAACTGTTCCAGACCACTTGAAAAGTACAAGTCAGATACACCGAAAGAAATATTAAATATGCTAACAGAAGAGCCAAAGCCTAATTGGGTCCATTGGTTCTTTTCTTTTGAACATAACCTAGGACTGTCAAAAACTAAAATAGAACAAATTAAATTGAATGTTCCAAAAGGTACAAAGCTTTATAAGAATAAGATTTTAGGACTTAGAGGCAGGGCTACAGGTCTTGTGTTCAGTAACTTTGATAGAAATGTTCATATTAAATCAAAAGAATGGGCAAAGCAGTTCCTTGCTGATGATAGAAAAAAGGAACATTTTATTATCTTTACTTCAGGGCTTGATACTGCATATTCCCAAAAGTCACCTGACACAATAGCAATGACCTTCTTTGGAATAACTAGTAGAGGTAATTGTATTCAGCTAGACGAAAAGGAATATAATAATGCAAAACTAAAAACACCACTGGCACCCTCTGATGTGGCTATAAACTACATTGAATTTTTAAAGAGAAATCAAGCTGAGTGGGGACTTGCAAGAAATGTATTTATTGATAATGCAGATCAAGCGACTATAACAGAATTGAACAAATATAAACGCAAGAACGGTTGTGTATTTACATTTAATAACGCATACAAGAAAACAACAATAATAGATAGAATTAATATGCTCTTAGGCTGGTTTGCTAAAGAGCATTATTTTATATTGGAACATTGTACAAGCACTATACAGGAATACGAACTGTATTCTTGGCTAGAGGATAAAGACAATACTCCTGAAGATGGTAATGATCACTTTATAAACTCATCACAGTATGGATGGCTACCATATAAGGACAAGATAGGATGTGAGTAGAGAATGGGGCTGATTAATAGAATGGCTGATACAGTAAGAAAAGGATTAAGGAGTTTTCTTAGGATTACTTCTGCATCAGATACTACCATTACAATTAGTGAGGGTGTAAACCACCTAACTGATTGTGCTAAAAACAGAATATGGTATTGGGGCAAGAGTAAGCAACTTCAAGAACTGTATGAAAGTCTTGATGTTCAGAAAACAATGTTTTGGAAAGCTAGACCTACAGCAGGTCAGGAGATACAGAAAATCCATGTTGCTATCCCTGCCTTAATGGTTGATGTTATTACAAATATTCTAAAAACCGATTTTAACGGTATTGAGATACACAATAATAATTCAACCGAATATGAAGAATTATGGAATGCAATACAGAAAGAAAATAATTTTGCTGATGTGCTTGAAAGTGCAATTAAGGACCTTGCAATAGTAGGTGACGGTGCATTTAAGATTTCATTTGATAATGAAATTTCAGAATTACCTATCATTGAATGGTACGGTGCTGAAAAGGTAAAATACACTTATGCTCGTGGCAGAATCAGAGAAATTAAGTTCTATACAGAATACACAGAAAAGACAAGGTGCTATCAGTTTGAAGAGACCTATGGATATGGATATATCAAGTATGCTTTATATGACAGCAACGGAAGAGAGGTTGACCCTCATACTGTCAGTGCCTTGTCTTGGATAGATAGTGAGGGCATCACATTTGATAAATCATATATGTGGGCAGTACCTTTAATTTATAGCAATGGCTTTTATGAGGGTAGAGGTAAGGGTATTATCAGTAACAAGGAAGATGCCTTTGACAGTATAGATGAAATATGGTCGCAGTGGATGGATGCCTCTCGTTCAGCCAGACCAAAAACATATATGCCTGATTGTTACATACCAAGAAATCCTGAAACAGGTGAGCCTATTGCACCAAACCCATTTGATAACAGGTACATTGCTATAGGTAACGATATGGCAGAGGGTGTAGGCAATAAGATTGTAACAGAGTCACCTTCTATTCAACACGAAAGTTACCTATCAGCCTATGTAACTGCTTTAGATTTGTGCCTACAGGGTGTTATCAGTCCAAGTACTCTTGGTATTGATAATAAGAAATTGGACAATGCAGAGGCACAGAGAGAAAAAGAAAAGACTACTTTATATACAAGACAGAACTTTGTTAAACTTCTTGAAAAATCATTACCTAATCTTGTTAAGTCCGTACTTAATGCTTATTATGAACTAACAACTAAAGCCTTAGTACCGGCTGACCTTGATGTGGCAATTAACTTTAGAGAGTATGCAAACCCTAGCTTTGAAAGTCAAGTAGAAACTGTAGGTAAAGCAAGACAAAGTGCAATAATGAGTGTTGAAACTTCTGTTGAAAAGCTCTATGGAGATAGTAAGTGTTCTGATTGGAAAGCTGAGGAAGTCAAAAGAATTAAGGAAGAACAAGGCATAACTACCCTTGATGAAACTTCTGGAATTGATGACCTAAATACGGTACTAAACAATGGCTGATTATGATATTTCCAAAGCCTTTGAAACCATAGAAAATGAACTCATTGACAGTATGATGAGAAATTTTAAAAATCATAGAGCAGAGGAAGAAAAGGAAGGTTATAACTGGTCACAATGGCAGTCTGAACAACTTAAAAGCCTTGAACAGTACCGTAGAACCAACCAAAAGAAATACGGTAAGCAGTTTTCCACATTAAATAAGAAAATTGAGGAAATGCTGAAAACTGCAATGGCTGACGGCAATGCAAAGCAAGAGGCTGAAATATTAAAAGCTACTAAAAAAGGCTTTAAAGTCGGTAAGGTAAGTCCTTCAGCTACCGGTGAATTTTTCAAAGTCAATGACAGAAAGTTAGATGCACTTATTAATGCAACTAAGAGCGATATGAAAAAGGCAGAAACTGCAATACTCAGAATGTCGAATGATAAGTATAGAAAAGCTATTTTCAATGCACAGGTGTATGCAAACAGTGGTGCAGGTACATATGAAAAAGCAGTTGATATGGCAGTTAAGGATATGTTGCAAGCTGGTCTTAATTGTGTGGAATATCGTAACGGTGCTAGGCATACACTTTCTGACTATGCAGATATGGCAATTCGCACTGCTAATAAAAGGGCATATCTCTACGGTGAGGGTCAGAAAAGGCAAGAATGGGGTATCTCACTTGTAGTGGTAAATTCCCGTCAGGGTGGTTGCCCTGATTGTGCACAATATATTGGCAGGGTATTTATTGATGATGTGTATTCCGGTGGCAGTAAAGCTGACGGTAATTATCCTTTGCTTAGTGAAGCTATCGCAGGTG